ATCCGGCACTTGCTGGCTTGGTTCTAGTTGGCCGACTTATAACAATCAGTTATACATTACATCCACTGGATACTTGGCTGCATACAACGAATCGCCCACTACGAATACAGTAGCCTCCTCACAGCAAATGTCTGTGGGCAAGTTTTATCATGTTGCTGTTACAAGAAGCAGCGGAACAATTTACCTGTGGGTAAATGGTGTAAGCGCCGGCTCTGGAACGCATGGCGGAACATTTAGGTTTACTACAATTGGCGCCTTGGGTGGTTACTCTGGGGCCGCAGTTGATGGCTTTATATCAAATCTTCGCGTTTCAAATAACGCGCGGTATACTTCTGCGTTCACGCCGCCAACAAGTGCGCTATCTGTTGATGGCAATACTATTTTGCTGGCGCTACAGTCAGACAATTTGTTTACAGACAAGGTTGGAACATATACTCTCACAAAATCTAGTTCGGTTACTGCGTCAAACTTCGGCCCCTTCGATGCGGCTGAAGCTGGTGAGGGTGGGCTGGTTTGGGTTAAGCAAAGAACAAGTCTGCAATCACATTACTTGTTTGATACTGAACGTGGCGCAGGTTTTGGTCTTAGGACTAATTCAACATCCGGAGAGTATAATTACACTACTTACAATCAGAGTTTTAATATTGATGGATTTTCATTTGCCACCTCTGATGGTGCGCTCAATGGAGTGGGAGACACCTACGCCTCATGGACCTTCCGCAAGGCCGCGCGCTTTTTTGATGTGGTGACGTATACGGGGAACGGTGCGGCTAGCCAGACCATAAACCATAATCTTGGCACGACTGTAGGCTGCATCATCGTTAAAAGGACAGATGCTAATGGCTGGGGTTGGCGCATTTTCCATCGTCAGCTAAATGGCGGTGTCAATCCAGAGGATTACAAACTTCAATTTGATACCTCCCCAGAAAGCCTAGACAACGGGGAGGAGTGGGGCGATACCGCGCCGACAAGCACCACCTTTACTGTAGGCGATGGTGGAACAGTCAACGCCTCTGGCGGCACCTACGTCGCCTACCTCTTCGCCCACGATCCGCTGGGGCCGTCTGGTGATGGCAGCGATGGGCTGATTGCGTGTGGGAGTTATACGGGGAATGGGTCTGCTGATGGCCCTGAGATTACGCTCGGATGGGAGCCGCAGTGGCTGCTCATCAAAAATGCCACAACTGGCAGCTATTCTTGGACTATGCTTGATACAATGCGTGGCATTGTCACTGGCGGAGATGACCAATTTTTTCGTGCTGAAACGTCAGATGCTGAAGCCACATTTGGGATGCTTCATGTCACGGCCACAGGCTTTAAGTTAGACACCACCAACGGATCAACAAATCGATCTGGTGATACATTCATCTACATCGCCATCCGCCGTGGCCCGATGCGTGCGCCGGAGAGTGGGACTGAGGTGTTTAAGCCGCTCAAGAGAAATGAATTATCTACGGAGATAATGCCGACTAATACAGGTTTTGCTACAGACTTGGTGGTTCACAAGCCTAGAATATCAAGTGCAAATCCTTGGTTTTTTGCTTCTCGCTTACAGGGAGATGACATTGCATTAAGTTCAAATAATTCAAACGCCGAAGCCAACTACAGCGGTATTATAGGCGATGGCTTTTGGAAGTTTGATAGCAATGATGGCGCATACATTGGTGCAGGGGGTTATTACAACAACAACAATGGCTTCGGAGAGCCTAATGTTTCTTATTCCTTCCGCCGCGCCCCCGGCTTCTTCGATGTGGTGGCGTATACTGGGACAAGCACATCAACAGTGTATCCGCACAACTTGAATGCGGTGCCCGAACTCGTTATTATCAAAAACAGAACAGGCGTGACAAACTGGAAAGTCTGGCACAAAGATTTTGGGACAACCTACGAACTTAATCTGAACAGTTCAAATGCTGTTGGAGGACAGGGGTGGATAAACACGCTACCGACTGGCGAAAATATAACAATAGGTGTCGCTGGAATTGAGACTAATACATCAGGTTATAACTACATCGCCTACCTTTTCGCCACCCTCCCCGGTATTAGCAAAGTCGGCAGCTACACGGGCACAGGAGCCAGCGACCAAACAATTAATTGCGGATTCACATCGGGCGCTCGGTTTGTGCTCATTAAGCGCACAGATAGCACATCGAATTGGAGGGTCTGGGACACCGCAAGAGGGATAGTAGTTGGCAATGACGCTTCGCTAGACTTGAACAACACATCCGCAGAGTCAACGGGGTTTGACCAAATTGATCCAGACTCATCTGGCTTCAAAGTAAAAGCTAATGATTTTTGGAACACCTCTGGCGCTAACTTTATCTTCCTTGCAATCGCTTAACCCATAAGGAGGATCAACTATGGGCGACTATCGGCACAGAACTACAGGCGAAGTGAAATCGCAAGGCGAGTGGCGTCGGCATCATGCCAACACCTCGTTCCCCCGCGTCTGGACGCAGGCCACGCTGGACAGCCTCATGCTGGACCCGGTGTTCCCCACGCCCCAGCCGGACGCAGGCCAGTATCAGACCGCCGTGCGGGATGGCGTCGAGCAGGATCCGAAGGGTAACTGGGTCGAGCGGTGGACGATCCGCGACATGTTCGCCGACTACACCGACGACGAGGGCGTGACGCATACGAAGGCCGAGCAGGAGCAGGCGTATCAGGCCAGCCTTGATGCAACAGCGGCGGCAAGCGTGCGCGCCCAGCGTGACAAGCTGCTCGCCGTGTGCGACTGGATCGTCATCATGCACACCGAGCGTGGCACGAACATCCCGGCGGAATGGGAACTGTATCGGCAGGCGCTTCGTGATATAACAGGGCAAGCAGGGTTCCCGCATCAGGTCGAGTGGCCCGTTAAACCGTAAGGAGCGATCATGCTCGGGTTTTCGCCGCTTGCCTCGACCACGCTCGCTGACGATGTAGGGGCCGCATCCTACACCCTTGTGGCGGATGCGGCTTCTTTCGCCATCAGCTGGCAGGATGCCGGCCTTCTTGTCGCCACCGTTCTCGCGGCGGATCACGGCTCTTTCGCAGCGTCCGGGCAGGCGGCGGCCTTCATCGTATCGATGGCAGCCGACGCTGGCAGCTTCACGCTGACCGGGCAGGATGCCGACCGACGCTTCGTCGGCCGCATGTCGGTGACGCAGGGAACATGGATCACCGCCGGCCAGATCGCGAACATGAAGGTCAGCAAGCTGGCGAACGCCGGCACCTTCACGCTTGCGGGCCAGAACGCGGGCTTCGGCTTCTTCCTGCCCGCCGACGCCGGCAGCTTCACGCTGACGGGGCAGGAGACATTCTTTAACGTCAGGCTGACGGCGGGCACGGGCGCGTTCGCTCTCGCCGGGCAGGCGGCGAACACGAATACGACCTTCGCTCACGGCGCCGGCAGCTTCACGCTAACGGGGCAGGACGCCAACATCTCGCCGACTACCTTCATCGACGGCGGCACTGGCAACTTCACGCTGACGGGTCAGGACGCGGATCTGCTGCGGAATTACCCCCTCGTCGGCGGCACGGGCACATTCGCGCTGACGTTCGAGGACATCGACATCAGCACGAGCCTCACGGCCGGCGCCGGCGTGTTCGCCCTAAGCGGGCAGGACGCGAACCTGCTCGTCAACACCGCGCTGGTCGGCGGCGAAGGGTCGTTCACGCTGACGACGCAGGATGCCGACCTCGATCTGAACCGCAGGCTGGACGCCGGCGCAGGCACGTTCACGGTTGGCGTCGAGACGGCCACATTCCGCGTGCGGCGACCGCTGCCTGCGGAACGTGGCGCCTTCACGCTGACGGGGCAGGACACAGGTCTAATCTTCGGCCGCAGCCTGATCGCCGCGCATGGCACCTTCACGCTGACCGGCGACGAGGCCGACCTAATCCCGGATCTGTCGCTCCCGGCGGCGGTCGGCACCTTCACGCTGGCGGGTCAGGCGGCGGCGTTCGGCCGCTTCTTGAGGATCGGGCAGGCCGGCCTCTTCACGCTGACGGGGCAGGATGCCGATCTGTTGGCAGTGCGCGGCCGCCGGTTCGAGCATGTCAACACGAATGCCACGATCACCCTCTCGCTTGCGGGGGCGAATGCTGCTATAGTTTCCCCGGCGAACAACGAGGCGGCGTGATGGCCTTCTATCTCAAGCAGAATGACACCGCCCCGTCGATCCGGGCGACCCTTGAAAACGGGAACGGCGACCCGATTGATCTCATCAACGCCACCGTGCGCTTTCACATGCGCGCGCTGGGCAGCAACACGACGAAGGTCGATGCGGCGGCGACGGTCATCTCGGCCGCCCTTGGCATCGTGCAATATAACTGGATCGCGGCCGATACCGATACGGTCGGCACCTACACGGCCGAGTTCGAGGTGACTTATCCCGACGCGACCGTCGAGACATTCCCGAATAACACCTACATTCGGGTCGAGATCACAGATGATATTGCGTGAGGCCGCGATGGAACTTTTCGACACGGTGATGCAGTGGATCGTCGCGCCGGTCACGGGCTTCGTGATCTGGATGTTCAACCGGCAGCAGCGGCATGA